AGTGTTAAACCTCTTGATGAAGTTATTGAATTTGAAGCTACAGGTCCCATTCCTCCTCCCATTCTAGTCATACTAATATCTTTAGTAATCATAGGATTAAGGATAGTACCTTTTAATAATTTAAAAGACATTAAAGCTAAAGGTAATCCTAACAATGCAGCTCCTAAAGCTGTACCTAAAGCTCCTCCAGTCAATGCTCCAAATCCTTCTACTAGTTTTAATACTCCACTAAGTGATTTTTCTATTAAATGAAAAAACGCGAGCATTGGTCCTGATGTAATTTTACGAATAACATCTCTTAATTTATCAAATATTTCTTTTTGTTCTTCAGCTAAACTTTTTTGTTCAAGACTTTGTTTAATAGACTCAGACATTGTTATACCATGTTCTGTAGCATATTTAAGTTGTTCTTCTGCTGATGCTGATACTTTGTCTCCTAATTTGGCTTCAAATTCTTTTTTACGAAGCATATCACCCATTTCATTCACACCCATTCCAAATACTTCAGCATATGCTTTTCTTTGAATAACATTCATTCTTTCAAAATCATGAATATTACCTACTTGTTCTACTATTGCTTCAGTTAATTTAGCTGTATCACCAGATAAAGCAGCAGATCTAGCTTTTTCTAAGTTAATTGCTTTACCTGTTAGTAGTTCTGCTTTAAGTTCAGATTCAATTGATGATTCAAAATTAAGTAATGATTCACCAATTTTATCTACTTGTTCTAGTGTTAAACCTAATCTATCGGCTTGCATTACAGCTTCAACTAAAGCAGCTGTATTACCTTTGAATTTAGTTAAAATTTCACCACTTACTCCACTTACTTTTTTAAGTACATTTTGATAGCTTATAGCACCTCCAAATTGTAATTTTTGTTGTGCCGCTGTTTTAATAGTAGTGTTAAGAATAAAACTAGCGTCTTTATCTTGTTCTTGACCTAACTCTTCTAATTTACCTGCTTGTTCAGCACTTAAACCATAAAAATGAGATAGACGAGCAAATGCATCTGCACTTTTTTCACTAAAAGCAACTGTTGTACCTAATGCTTCATTTAATGCTAAATTTGATTCAAGTAAACGTTTTCCAGTAACAAAAGAATCATGAACTGAGCTAGCATAATTGGAGTAGTTTTTATATAAATCATTTGATGCTTCTTTATTCATTACTAACTGTCGTCCACTCTTAGTTAGCATTTCATCATGCTCTTTAGCTAAATCAAATATTTTTTTATAAAAAGCAGCCATTAATGTAAGTTGCAATAATGGATCTTTTAAGCTTTTTGTCATTTGACCAAATATATTTGATGCACCTGCTCCAAACGCTTTATATGAATTTTCTGTTTTTTTAGCGTTTATATATATAGCTTCAGTAACTTTTTCAGCATCAACTAATTTATTAACAAAAGGTATATCTTTAATACCCTCAAATATTTTAGATGTTAAACCAGCTGTTTTTTCTAATTTTTTAGCTTCAGCAACTTGTTCTTGTAGTTGTTGAATTTGAGTATCAGAATTTTGTATAGAATCACTTTGTATTCTAAGTTCTTCTTGATTAAATTGTACTCCTCTATCTTTAAGTATATTAAATTTTCTAGCATTAAGAACTTTTTCTCTTTCTATTATTTCTATTTGCTTTTGAATATCTTTACTTTTAATAGATCCTGTGTTTAATTTCTCAGTATTTTCTACTAAATCAAAAGCTTTTTTAGATAATAAATTATAACTTTTAACTAATTCTTTTGTTAAAGCAACATTAGCGGGTAAATCATCTTCAGAGATTTCTTTATGATTTTTAGCCATTTTAGCTAGACTAGCAGCCATTGACTGAAAAGAGTCTTCTAGTGTTATTGAAAGTTCTTCAATTTTTTGCAGTCTATTTAATTCCTCTTGAGTTGGTAATATTGGATCTCCCATTTAAGCTAGTTTATATCGGGTATAAATATTAAAAGCGCCTATTTTTTAGGCGCTCTTACTTTTGTTGCAAAATCTGGTATTGGTAATGGTTCTCGAGGTTTTTTACTTGGACCTAATGTTTCAGTTTTCTTAGCATTACCGTATTTTTTATCCATTTCTTCTTGTTGTTTTTCATTAGTTTCAATTAATTTTTGTAAATAAAATCTCCTATATCTTATAGGCATATTATATACTTCATCATGTATGAAACCACCATTACTGTGATAACAAAGTAGAAATATTTCGTCTAGTATTATTTTCTTATACTCCGGAGTCAGGCCAAAAAAAGTTAACTCCTATTGGTAAGTCAACGCCCTCCACTACGTCGCCATTAGATCTGGTTATATCAATTTTCATATTAACATCGGGCATTACTTTATTAATTTGTTCACGTAATGCTTTAACATCTCTAGCTAACATATTATCACAAAATTCTCTGATGTTGGCTTGATCTCTATCTCCATTAACTGCTACAATAGTATGTTTTAAACGAGTTGTAACATCATATGCGCCTTGAGCGTTAATTTTTTCTAGTCCTTTAATTTCTTTTTCTATTTTATTTTCATCATTATGATTTAATAATTTAAAAGTAACTGTCACTTTTGAAAAAGGTAATTGTAGACTAAATTCATTTTTACCTGGAGTATATAATGATTCATCTAATAATTTAGCTTCAAGTAATGTTAGGTCAACTATTGTTTTTTCAGTTGTTCCTGTTTTTGGATCAGTGAATAAAATTTCATAATCTTTACCATAACCTAAAATACGAGCAGCTATTAATATAGCATTTTTATCTCCATTTAATAATTCTTTATAATCAATAGGTGTTACAATCATTGATTGTAATAACTTATCAATTACAGTACCATTTTTAATAAAGTTAGCATTAGATAAAATATCTTCTTCTTTTGCTGTCATGTATTTCATCTCAATAACTCCTTTTGATAATGGTGATTCTGGAGGGTAGATTAAACCTTTAGAAGGTAAGTCAATTTGTTCTGTTGGATATTTGTAATTTTGTTCCATAACGTTGTATTTGTTTTATATATATAAATATATAAAGATAAAAAAAGCCGTCCAAAAGGACGGCTCTTTAAAATATATTGAATATTTTTAGTAATTCAAAATACAATAATCCATTGCTATTGTAGTATTGATAGTTACATAAGCTTCGTTAGCCCAATCATATTCACCAAAGTTAGCTTCTTTAACATAAGCTCCTTTAATAATCCACTCACCTACTACATCACCTACAGGACCTAAGATATCTAAGCGTATATCTTTTTTATAGAAATCACTATATCCATCTCTACCTGTTACTGATTCATGTGCTAAACGAGCCCATTCCATTACTGATTGAGCACCACTTGGAGTTACCGGATCGTATAATTCTAAAGTCATGTCATTCCATCTAACTTTACCTTTTACTTTACGGTAAACATTTATATGGTCTAATATAACCTCACCAGCGTTGAAAGAAGGTGAAGATGCTTTTTTGATTAAATATGAAGGGATACCATCGATGTACATCAAAAAGCGATTTTGAACTTTAGGTTCAAACGCTGTGAACATGATTTCTGTTGGGTCTAATACTGCCATTGTCTATTGTTTAATATAAATATTAATAATTATTATTTCTATGCAACTGGTTGTTCAGGTTGTTTTTTATCTTTATCGTCAAGATCTGATTGCATTTTATTTAGGTAGCTCATTACCATTTTATAGTTTTGATTACTATCAAGACCACTTAATTGACTACCTTTTTTGTTTTTTAACCATTTCATAAGTGCTTCAATTACACGAGAATAATCTTTAGCATTTGAAATAGCAGAAGCTAATTTAGTTAAAGAAGAAGTAACGCCCGCAACCGCTGAATCAGCGGATGCGTCGTCTTCAAATTCTTTTAGTTTTATTTTACTCATTTATTTTTTTATTTTATTATGAACCAAATTCTACACCAGTTGGTAAGATGTTGAAATCAAGTAAGATAAATTCTGCTGTACGAGTTGGTTGTAAGTAAATTTGACCTACTAATTGATTTCTATCAATTACATCTGGAGTGTTATTTGTATCATCCATTACTACTTTGAACGCATATAAACCTTGACGTTGTTGTACACTTTCTAAGTATGGAGTTGCTTGAGATAAGAAACGATTACGAGTGATTGTTGTATTTTGTTCAAACACTAATGTTTTAGCAATATCACCTATGTAACGTTTAAGAGCAATTAATAATCTACGAACGTTAATTCTATCTAAAGCACTTGATTTTTGTTGTAATGTTTTTTGACCAAAAGCTGTTACACCTACATTAGGGAAAGTAGCAATTGGATTAACTTTAGCAGCATATAAATTATCACGATTTGTTGGAGATAATTTTCTTTCTGCTTGAATAACACCACCTAATCCACCTCTGTTAAGACCTGCTGGAGCGAACCATTCAGCACTTACACTATCATTGAAAGCATAAACACCAGCCATTACTGTTGAAGCAGGTACCCAAACTAACTTTCCAGTTTCTTGAGATACAACTTGAACCCAAGGCCAATAAGCACCTGCATAGTTAGTATCCATACCAGCAGCTACATTAACTGGGGTTCCAATAGATGAATTATAAACTGTTAAGTCAGTAATATAAAAGAAATCACCTCTGTTTTCAGCATTTTGAATAAAGCTTGATACAGCTGATGAGTGTTGATTTTGGATCAAACCTGGTGTTACTAATAATTCATAATCATATTCATCTTTATTAGATAAAATATTACTTGCTGTTACATAATTACTAGCTACTAAACCTTGAGTTGAAGCACCAATATTACTAAATAAAGTATTACCAATAAGTGGAATATCGTTACCTACAGCGAAATTAAATGAACCACCATAAGAACCACTACCAGCAAATGGTAATGAAGCTGAATAACTAGTGCCTGTACCATCTACAGCAACACCACCGGCGTTGTTAAAATAGTTTGGAGTAGTTTTGTTAACTGATTTCACTCTTACATAGCGACTATTATTTGGATAGTCACCAGATATTTTAATATAATAACCACCCATATCAGCGTCATACTGAACTGTTTTGGATTGGTTACCTAATACTAGTTCAATGTAGTTTGGTTGATTTGGATCTAGAGAAACGTTTGTATATGTTTCTAAAATTACAGGAGTATTTGTGTTATCATCACCACGACGAACTAATAAAGTAAATGTACCACTACCTGAGTTTACATTTCTTACTTCCCATCTTACATTTTCTTGAGATCCACTTTCTAATGAACCGTTACTTAAAATAGAACCACTATTATCAGCCATATCGCCATAATTTAGTGTTTCTAAAGTGAATGAAGATACTGAATTACTACCTGATATCATTACACTAGCTGAAGCTGGTGTAAATGAGCTAGTCACTACTCTTGTTACTAATATACTAGTACCACCTTGTTGAAAATAGTTAAATGCTGCTATTGAAGTTAAAAATTCATAAGAAGCGCCACCACTGATAAATGAACCGCCGAAGCGATTTACATAATCACTATATGATCTAACAACGGTAGGTATGTTAGGTTGTCCTTTAACAGTTGGGCCAACTAAAGCTAAACCAACTGAAGGAGGTAGCTGAGTTATTTGTGATAAGTCGTTCTCTCTTGTGAGAACACCTGGGGAAATTAATGTTTCTTGCGCCATGTTTAAATTAGATTTTGTCTATTGATAAATATATAAGTTATATTATAAAACGAAGAAACCCCGTCATTACTGACGAGGTTCTTCTATATTAACTCCTAACACCTAACAATACATATTGTTAATTTATTTCTCCTGTATCAATATTAATTGTACCAGGACCATATTTTTCAGTTAATTTATTAGCTAATTTACCTTCTTTATCTGCTATGATTTTTTGGTAATCTAATAAACGAGCTTTTTGTAATTCTAATTCACCTAATTCTAAAGCTAAATTATTATATTCTTGTTTAACTTCTTTAACAGATTGAAGTTCATCAGCTTCTAGTTTTTTAATTTCACTCATATATTATTTTGATTTTTTTACTGCTTTTTTAGCTGGGGCTTTTGCAGCTGGTTTAGCTGTTGATTTAGCAATTGATTTTTTTACTTTTTTAATTTCTTCTTTAACTTCAGCTACAACTGCTTCTACTTTAGTTTCAATCACATCAGGAATGTTGTTGTGGTTAGTGTCAGCAATTTTACCTTTTTTTGTAAGGAAAAAAATAAGAGCAGCGGCGAGTACTAATACAATAATAATGGTTAACATATTTTTATTTTTTGGTTTACATATATAAATATATAATATTTTTAGAAAACAACCAAATCTTTATTTTAACAAACTACTTCTTGCGCTGTAAGTGCTCTATTAGTATTCGCTGTCACAACAAATGATCCTACACAAATTGAACTTGCTGATGCTGGACATGTTGTAGTTGTATTTGAGCCATGTAGATAAGAATTATTGGATGGTGGGGTACCAGTGTTTGCAGCTACTTGATAGTATATCGTTGTACCACTAGCTATACTAACAGGACCATATTTAACTACACAACCTGTACCCATAGCAGAACCACGTCTAGTCCAGTTAACATTATCAGTTGAAGTCCATAATGCAACTGTGGTTGCAAAAGAAGTAGCTGTTTTAGCGTAAATATTAACTGTAAATGTTTGTACTGATGTACTAGGTGTTTTACTAGGTGTGTTAGTTGGAGTATTACTAAATGATGGACTAATAGATTTACTTACTGTTATACTAGGTGTTTTACTAGGTGTGTTACTAATAGATTTACTAATTGATATACTAGGTGTGTTACTAATTGATTTACTAATTGAAATACTTGGTGTTACACTAGGTGTGTTACTAATAGATTTACTAATTGATATACTAGGTGTGTTACTAATTGATTTACTAATTGAAATACTTGGTGTTACACTAGGTGTGTTACTAATAGATTTACTTATTGATATACTTGGAGTATTTGATATTGATTTACTAATAGAAATACTTGGTGTGAAAGTAACACTTGGAGTATTACTAATAGATTTACTAATTGATATACTTGGTGTTACAGAAGGTGTTGCACTAATTGATATACTAGGTGTAACACTAGGTGTGTTACTAATTGATGTACTAGGTGTAACACTAGGTGTGTTACTAATTGATGTACTTACTGTTATACTAGGTGTATTACTAATAGATTTACTTATTGATATACTTGGTGTAATACTTGGTGTAATACTTGGTGTAACACTTGGTGTGTTACTTATTGATTTACTTATTGAAATACTAGGTGTTACACTAGGTGTTACACTTGGAGTGACAGATGGTGGTGTACAAGATGTCTTATTAGCAAGTAATCCAGTTCCTCCACTAATTTCATAGAAATTAGTTCCATCAGAATAGAATCCATTTCCTGCTACATTAGTTAATGCAGTGTTTTGATATATTGTCACACTATTATCTATTACACTAATATTTGGATCAGTGTAATAAGTGTTAGTGAATAATGTTGGATAGTTAGTACAAGCGGTATATCCATCTGTAACATCATAAGCTAATAAGAATGAATTATAAGCTTTTGTAGTTGAAGGAGTTACAGATGGTGTTCGAGTTGGTGTTATAGAAGGTGTATTGCTAAATGATGGACTAATACTAATACTTGGTGTTATACTTGGAGTGAAAGTAATACTAGGTGTATTACTAATTGATTTACTAATACTAATACTTGGTGTGACACTTGGAGTAGCACTTATGCTAATAGAAGGTGTTACACTTGGAGTATTTGATATTGATTTACTTATTGAAATACTTGGTGTGTTACTTATTGATTTACTAATTGATATACTTGGTGTAACACTAGGTGTTGCACTAATACTAATACTTGGTGTTATACTTGGAGTGAAAGTAATACTTGGTGTGTTACTAATAGATGGACTAATACTAATACTTGGTGTATTAGATATAGATTTACTAATAGAAATACTTGGTGTCACACTTGGAGTAGCACTTATGGAAATACTAGGTGTAATACTTGGAGTGTTACTGATTGAGTTACTTACAGTTATACTAGGTGTATTTGATATTGATTTACTTATTGAAATACTTGGTGTGACACTTGGAGTAGCACTTATGCTAATAGAAGGTGTTACACTTGGAGTATTTGATATTGATTTACTTATTGATATACTTGGAGTATTAGATATTGATTTACTAATACTAATACTTGGTGTGACACTAGGTGTGTTACTAATTGATCTAGATACTGTTATACTTGGAGTATTAGATATTGATTTACTAATACTAATACTTGGTGTGTTACTAATTGAGTTACTTATTGTTATACTAGGTGTAACACTTGGAGTAGCACTTATGCTAATAGAAGGTGTTACACTTGGAGTAGCACTAATGGAAATACTAGGTGTAACACTAGGTGTGAAAGTAACACTTGGAGTATTGCTAAATGAAGGACTTATACTAATACTTGGTGTAACACTAGGTGTAGCACTAATACTAACAGATGGAGTAACAGATGGAGTATTGCTAAATGATGGACTAATGCTAATACTTGGTGTATTAGATATTGATTTACTAATACTAATACTTGGTGTGTTACTAATAGATGGACTAATTGAAATACTAGGTGTATTACTAATACTGATACTTGGAGTGAAAGTAATACTTGGTGTGTTACTTATTGATTTACTAATTGATATACTTGGTGTATTAGATATAGATTTACTAATAGAAATACTTGGTGTCACACTTGGAGTAGCACTAATAGAAATGCTTGGTGTTACACTTGGAGTGAAAGTAACACTTGGAGTATTGCTAAATGATGGACTAATACTGATAGATGGAGTTACACTAGGTGTAGCACTAATACTAATAGATGGAGTAACAGATGGAGTATTTGATATTGATTTACTAATTGAAATACTTGGAGTATTACTAATAGATTTACTAATTGATATACTTGGTGTTACAGAAGGTGTAGCACTAATTGATATACTAGGTGTTACAGATGGAGTATTACTAAATGATGGACTAATAGAAATACTAGGTGTATTGCTTATTGAGTTACTAACAGTTATACTTGGTGTGTTACTTACAGAGTTACTTATAGTAATACTAGGTGTAGCACTAATTGAAATACTTGGTGTCACACTTGGTGTGTTACTAATAGAAGTGCTTACAGTAATACTTGGTGTGTTACTTATTGATTTACTAATTGAAATACTTGGTGTAATACTTGGAGTAGCACTAATACTAATACTTGGTGTTATACTTGGTGTGAAAGTAACACTTGGAGTATTTGATATTGATTTACTAATACTAATACTTGGAGTAACAGATGGAGTAGCACTTATAGAAATACTTGGTGTGATACTTGGAGTGTTACTTATAGATTTACTAATTGATATACTTGGAGTATTACTAATAGAATTACTTACAGTTATACTTGGAGTAATACTTGGAGTGTTGCTAATAGAAGTACTTACAGTTATGCTTGGAGTATTTGATATTGAGTTACTTATAGTGATACTAGGTGTTACACTTGGTGTACGTGAGACACTAACAGAAGGTGTTACACTAATACTAATTGATGGAGTAACACTTGGAGAAGTTGTTGGTGTTGGTGTTGTATCATATCCCCACCATTCACTCATAGCATGAGGTGCTGTTTGATTAAGACTACCACTTTGTGCTCCTAAATAAAATAAAGATCCAGTTTGAGGAATTATACCACCAGCTAAAGAAGAGTTAGCAGTACTAGCTGCTCTCCCTAAAATAGTATTTATAGAGCTGATTGATATAGAGCCACTAGCTGCTGGTAAAGCCATAACATTAGAATCTTTTATTTATTTTTATGATGTTTTCTAATTCTTTAACTTTAGATGATAGTTCTTTTATAGCTTCAATTAATAGTGGAACTATTTTTTCATATTTGACAGCTTTATATCCATTATCTCTTATTGTTATTATTTCAGGTAAAATTTCTTCAATTTCTTGAGCTATTACTCCTATATCATGACCTGAAAAACCATGAAATTTGATTAGATCTTCATTTTGTTTCCAATCAAATTCATACCCACCTATTTTATTTATTTTTTCTAAGGCATTATTGATTGGAGTTATATTTTCCTTAAAATTAATATCTGATGTTGAATATGCTACTATATCGTTAGAAGCATCTATTCTGCCCACTGTTGCACTAGGGATAATATTACCTACTGCTAATGAACCACTATATACTCTAGCTCCAGTTAATGTATTAGCATTAATATCTAAAGCATATAATGGTGTTATGGTTCCTATTCCAAGTCTACTACCTGAACCATATAAGGTTGGTCCATTACTTCCTAATTTTACAGCTCCTACTGTAATATCCTGCACACCGTATATACCCATAGTATTTACTATGTTGACATCATAAAGTGCGGCGTCATCTCCTCCTTGGAAATACATAGCTCCATTTATAGGAACATAAATTGGTTGGGTCACTGTTAAAGAACCAGTTATGACTGCGTTTCCTGTATAAGGGAATGGAGAAGCAGCTGTAGCTACTGTTATGACATTTCCACCAGAATCTACTGCTAAATTTGCTGTAGCTGTTCCCACAAATGAAGAAGCGGCAGTATAAGCTGGGAGTTGCATTTGTTTAGAATGCAAATTCCATTGAGCAATCAATGCGGTACTACTAGCATTAGTGCCGACTAATATGCGATGAGAGTTTGACCAGTTATCAATAAATGAAGCTGAAGTATAAGTTCCTCCAGGGGCATTAAAGCCAATTTGGCCTCCTTCATTTGCTGTATCTCTAGCTCCTAATGTTATAGTATTTTCACTTGCTCCTAATGATGAAGATCCTACTGTTAATGATCCAGTTATTATTACGTTTTGATATAGAGTATTTATAGAAGATGCTGTTGATGCAAACGATGCACTTACAGCATTGAGAACATAGGATGCTGTTATAGCGTTTGATGCCCATGATGATGTTCCAAACAATGAACCAGTAAAAGATCCACTAAACGATCCTGTATTACTTAAGAATTGATCTACTCTATTAACTGTTGCTATTACTGAAGGAATACCTGGTACTACTCCAAATCCAGGTTCTGCGTGTAAGCGTACGTTAGCATCAGGTGAATACCACATTAATTGATAATAATCATTTGCAGCTGAATTAACAAAGAAATTCCATGCTGCTACATAATGATCTCCGTTACCAGTTAATTGTATTGATGTTGCAGTATCTC